CTGGAATAGGTGAGTGTTTCAAGTCCTGCGAAGGAGTTGTCTGGAGCAAGCCATTGAGGGCCTTGAAGGTCCCGAGGGAGGAGAGCACAGTACCAAAGGCTACGGTGCTGCTCACTGGCCCTTGTTGCGCGGAGGGTTGTACCCAACCTGGAACGTTTGTTGTGCCCGGGACGAAAGTCCTGGTGTGTGACAAGCACAAAGAGGGAGAACCCGTCGTTCAGCACAAGAAAGTCAGTGCGTTGAAGAAGACTCTTGTTCCCAATGCCCCAGTGCGCGCAAAGGCCGCGGGCGATTCTGAGCCCGAGAGGAAGGCTCAAGGGGAAGCAAATGTGGAAGGTGTTACGAAACCTGCCCAGGAGCGACCCCGTACTGAGCCCCCACCCTCTGAAGCCGGGGAATCGGTTGACGGCTCTGAAAAGTCGTCAGCGTCGATGAGACGCAGGGAGAGGAGGCGGAGGCGAGTGCAGGCTTACATCAACTCGATCACCGCCCCAATCAAAGAGCGAATGTTTCCGCATGAGCGGAATTTCGACGAAGCTGTGGTGCCGGACCAGAGCTCCGAGGGCGAAGCAGGCGGCTACGATAACCCAACATCTGGGGAGTGGTGGTATGCCGGCGAACTCGCCAAATCGGGTGTGCTGGACGAGAACACCAGCTGCAGCGATGAGTCGGATTACGTCTTTGACCCAGAAGCGGTCGTTCCTGTCAAGGACGGGGATGATGTGGCTGAAGCCCAAGGGACGGACCTAGGGGCGGCGGCTACTGAGGACCACTTCGGACCGAAACCCGAGGCAAAGAAGAAAGGTAAATACTCAAAGCCTTGTGACTCCTGGGAACTTAAGGCTAAGGATCCCGAGGGTTACGAATACTCCTATCGACTCAAGGGGGGCTCATATACAACCGGCGCAAACCTGCCAGGGCTGGGGGTAGTGGAGGGCTTGTTCGGGTGGATTTACCGAGAGAACCTGCAGCAGGATCTCGAGGTGATAAGCCCGGAGCTCTACTTCTACTTGAAGAGTAAATACCTTGGATTAGAGAGGACGGGCCCGAT